AAGAAACTGTTGAAGAAGTATTTGATACATTATCTGACAAGCAAAAAGATGCAGTTTATACTATTATTGGTCAAGCGTTAGAAGATGCTGGTGTATCTGACGACGAAGACGAAGACGAAGACGAAGACGAAGAGGAAGAAGATGAAGAAGGAGAGAATAATATGAAACATAATGTTTTTAATAACGAAGAAAATGACGAAGTTTTAATGCATTCAGAAATATTATCTGATGCCCTAGCTGACGCTAAAAGATATGGATCTTTAAGAGATAGTGTATTGGAGCATGCGGCTATTAATAATATCACAGATATTGGAAAACTATTCCCAGATGCTACACCTTTAAATAAGGAACCAATAATGATTGAAAGAGATCAATCTTGGGTTGCTAAAGTTATGAATGATGTAAAACATACACCATTCTCAAGAGTAAAAGCTACATTTGGAAAAATGACAGAACCACAAGCAAGAGCTAAAGGTTATATCAAAGGAAATAAAAAGACAAATATTCAAATGGCAGCATTAAACCGTGTTACTACACCTACAACTGTATATATTAAGAATGAAATCGATAGAGATGACGTTGTTGATATAACAGATTTTGATGTTGTTGCATGGCAAAAGAGAGAAATGAGAAAACAACTTGATAAAGAATTAGCAAGAGCTATGTTATTAGGTGATGGAAGAGACGTTTCTGATCTTGATAAAATCAACGAAGGAAATATCATACCAGTTCTAAAAGACGTTGACACATACACAATTAAATATGTAATTACAGAAGGAACAGATTACAAACAAACTGGAAATAGCCAATCAGATAATGATAGCTTTACAAAAGGTATTGTAAGAGCTGCTTTAAGAGCAAGAAAAGAATATAAAGGATCTGGAAAACCAACATTCTATACAACAGAAGATTATTTAACAGATCTATTATTAATTGAAGACCAAAATGGTAGAACAATTTATGATTCAGTTGAGAAGTTAGCTACAGCAATGAGAGTTAAAGAAATCGTTACAATTCCAGAAATGGAAGGTGATGAATACAAAGATATCGTAGGTATTATTGTTAATATGAACGACTACACAGCAGGTGCTGATAAAGGTGGATCTGTAAACATGTTCGATGATTTCGATATCGATTACAACCAAATGAAATACTTAATGGAAACAAGAATGTCAGGTGCATTAACTGTTCCATATTCTGCAATTGTATTAAGAAAAACAGCAGTAGCAGCTAACCCAGCTGGGTAATTAAAACTTGAAAGGAGAATTCAAAATGGCTAGATTTTGCGGACAAATAGGTTATGTTAAAACCATTGAGAGTGAACCTGGAGTATGGACTGAAGAACTATCAGAACGTACGTACTATGGTGATACTATCAGAAATTCAAGAAGTATTAATTCAGCTAACGATATAAATGATTCTGTAAATGTAACAAATAGCATAAGTATTGTAGCAGATCCATATGCCAAAGAGAATTTTCAATATATGAAGTATGTTACATTCATGGGTGTTAAATGGAAGATTAATAGTGCTACCATTGAATACCCAAGAATAACATTAAACATGGGGGGTGTATACAATGGCGAGTAGGCTAGAGCTACAGAGTAAATTAGAAGAATTACTTGGATCTAAGAATGTGTATTATCAACCCCCTGAAAATTATAAGATAAACTATCCAGCCATTATATACACAAAAAGTGATATTGATTCTACACATGCAAATAACATAAATTATGTCAATTTCACTAGATATCAAGTAATTGTTGTAGACAGAAAACCAGATAATAAGGTCATAAAAAAGATTTTAGAATTACCTCTTTCTTCTTATGACCGTTTCTATATTTCTGATAATTTAAATCATGACTCAATTACATTATATTATTAAAAATTAAAAGGAGGAAAAGAATTATGCCACAAGAACCACAATACGCGTTAGAATGGGATAAATCAGGTGAGAGATTTTATGAAACAGGTGTTAGCAATGGAGTTTTATATCCACAAGCTACTAATGGAACATATCCAGAAGGTGTTGCTTGGAATGGTTTAACTGCTGTAACAGAATCACCTTCAGGAGCTGAAGCAACAGCTTTATATGCAGATAATATTAAATATTTAAACTTAATTTCAGCAGAGGAATTTGGTGCTACTGTTGAAGCTTATACATATCCAGATGAATTTGCAGTATGCAATGGTGAAGCTTCATTAAATACAGGTGTTACAATTGGACAACAAGCTAGAAAAGCTTTCGGTCTTTGCTATCAAACAAAAATTGGTAACGATGTTGATGCTAACGATCATGGATATAAAATTCATATTATTTATGGATGTTTAGCAGCACCATCAGAAAGAGCTTATGCTACAATTAATGATAGCCCAGAAGCTATTACTTTCTCATGGGAAATTTCTACTACACCAGTAGCAGTTAGTGGATTTAAACCAACAGCATGTTTAGTTATTGATTCAACAAAAGTTGATGCAACAAAATTAAATACATTAAAATCTATTTTATATGGAACACCTTCTTCAGGTGGACAATCAGCCGTAGATGCAAGACTACCATTGCCAGATGAGATAGCAAGTATATTTGCTGCTGGCTAAAATTTAAACAAATATTATAGAGGAGATTTATAGATTTTATACATCTCCTCTTTTTAAATTTGAAAGGAGAATAATATTATGATAACAAAAACTATTAAATATACAGATTATAATGGAGTTGAAAGAGAAGAAAAATTTCTATTCAATTTAACTAAAGCTGAACTTATGGAAATGGAGATGGGTACAACTGGTGGATTGGCAGAAACAATTCAAAAGATTGTTGAAACACAAGACACTCCATCTATAATAAAAATATTCAAAGATTTATTATTAAAATCTTATGGTGAAAAAAGCCCAGATGGAAAAAGATTTATTAAAGTTAATGATGATGGAAAACCATTATCAGTACAGTTTGAGCAAACACAAGCATATTCTGAATTATTTATGGAATTAGCAACAAATTCAGAATCAGCAGTAGAATTTATAAAAGGAATTATACCAAGCGACATCAATATTCCAGATGAGGAAGTAAAGAAACTTACAAAAGGTAAGAAATAAAGGGGTGTGAAAGTATATGTTAGTAATAAATATACCTTCAACTGAATTATATGATGAAGAACATAACGAATTTATTACAATTGAAGAATCAAGATTAGAATTAGAACATTCTTTAATATCACTTTCAAAATGGGAGTCAAAATGGAAAAAACCATTTATAAATAGTAATAACAAAACAACAGAAGAGACTCTTGATTATATAAGATGTATGTTATTAGATGAAAATCAGATAGATAAAATAAAGTATTTAACACCAAAAAATATATCAGCAATAAATGATTATATATCTGATCCGATGACAGCAACTACTTTTTATGAAGAAACGACTAATACTAATAAAAAAGAAGTAATTACATCAGAATTAATATATTATTGGATGGTTGCTTCTAATATACCTATGGAATGTGAAAAATGGCATTTAAATCGTTTGTTGACTTTAATAAGAATTTGCAGTATTAAGAATACTCCACCTAAGAAGATGAGTAAAAGAGATATTATGAGTAGAAATAAAGCATTAAATGAAGCAAGAAGAAAACAACTTCATACTAATGGCTAATAAAGGAGTAATTTTATGATCCGTTTTAGACAAAAAGGTGATTTTAGAAAATTAAGTAGTTTTTTAGAAAGAATAAAAGAAATATTAAAACGAGGCGAATTGGATAGATATGGTAAGCAAGGAGTTGAAGCTCTTTCTATGGCGACACCAGTTGATACTGGTAAAACAGCTAGTTCATGGTATTATGAAATAGAAAGAAGAAATGGCTCTTTAGCTATATCATTTAATAATAGAAATATAAATAAAGGAGTTCCAATCGCTATAATTTTACAATATGGTCACGGAACAAGAAACGGAGGCTGGGTCCAAGGTAGAGATTACATAAATCCTGCAATAAGACCAATATTTGATAGAATAGCAGAAGATGCATGGAAGGAGGTAACTAGAAAATGAGTACTACAATAGATGAAAAAGTTGTCGAGATGCGTTTTGATAATCGAGATTTTGAGAAAAATATAAAAGACACTATGAAGACACTTGATGAATTTAAAAAACAATTAAATTTTTCTGGTGCCTCTAATGGTTTAGAAAATGTTGGAGCAGTAGCTAATAAATTAAATTTTAATAATTTATCTAATGCAATTGATACTGTCAATGAAAGATTCTCAACATTGGGAATAATTGGTATTAGGGTTTTAGAGAATATAACTGATAGAGCGATGCAAGCTGGTGAAAGAATAGTAAGATCTTTAACCATAACACCTATAACTGATGGATTAAGAGAATATGAATTACAAATAGGTTCTACACAAACAATAATGGCTAATACTGGAGAAAGTGTAGAAGTTGTAAATGAAAAATTAGACGAATTAAACGAATATGCTGATTTAACAATTTATAATTTTTCAGAAATGACAAGAAATGTTGGTACTTTCACTGCTGCATTAGGTAAAGGCAGTTTAGAGCAATCTACAGAAGCATTAAAAGGTATAGGCAACTGGGCAGCATATGCTGGCGCAAGTTCAGAGGATATGGCTAGAGCAGCATTTCAATTATCACAAGGTTTATCAGCAGGTTCAATTAGACTAAGAGATTGGATGTCAATAGAGCATACTGCTGGTATGTCTGGTGCAAATTTTCAAGAAGCTTTTGCTGAAACAGCTAGAGATTTTGGAATAAATGTAGACGCCATGATCGAAAAAAATGGAAGTTTTAGGGAAAGTTTAAAAGAAGGTTGGTTAACAACTGATGTCTTTATGGAGACAATGAAACGATTTGCCAATGATCAAGCAATGACTGATGCCGCAACTAAAATTAAGACATTTAGTCAGTTAGTCGGTGTTATTAAAGAGGCATTAGGAACTGGTTGGGCGCAAACATGGAGATTAATAATTGGTGACTTTGAACAAGCAAAAGAAACTTTTACAAGAATAGGTGATTTTTTAACAGGACCAAATGGTATAATAACCAGAGTTTCTGATGCAAGAAACGAATTGGTTAAAAGTGCCATGGGAAAAACTATAGGCGAATTTGCTAAAAAATTTAAAGATTTAGTTGAACCTATAGAGGAATCAGCAGATTCTGTTAAGAGAGTAGTAGATTCTGTACAAGATTATACAAAAGTTGTAGATGAAATTATATCTGGTAAATGGGGCAATGGACAATCTAGATGGGATGCTCTAACTAAAGCCGGATATGACTGGGCTCATGCACAAAATTTGGTGAATGAAAGACTAGGATCAAGTGTAAGACATGCTGAGAATTTTTCAGAAAAACAAGAAGAATTAGTGCAATCAGAAGAAAAAGTCTCAGAAGCAACAAAAAGTTATATAGAAGAATTAGTTAATTTAAGTGATGCTGAATTAAAAGCACAGGGATATAATGATGAACAAATAAAAGATTTTAGAAACTTAAAAGAAACGGCAGATAAATTGGGTTTATCTGTAACTGAATTAATAGACAAATCTGATAAATTAAATGGTCGTTATATGTTGATAGAGTCATTCGCCAATGTTGGTAGAGCATTGATATCAATATTTTCTTCTATAGGAAAAGCGATAAAAGATGCATTTCCACCAATAACAGCTGATACAATATTTAATATTATAACAGGTATGTATAGATTATCTAATATAATAAAAAATTATGTTGAAGGAAATGCCGAAAATTTAACTAGAACATTACGTGGTTTATTTTCTATTTTAAGTGTAGTTGCTAATATAATAAAAGGTGTTTTAAGAATTGGCTTTACAATTTTAGGTGGCATATTAAGCATATTCGGAAAAACAACAAGTGGAGTTTTAAGTGCTACTGCTGAATTGGGTGACATGTTAACTTTTATAAGCACAATATTAAATGATCATATAAATAGGGCATTCGATTTTGTTATAAATTTAATGAAAAATGGAATAGACGTAATAAGAGATTTCATATTTAATAATGATTTACTAGGAAATAGTCTAGAATTTTTAAAAAATATATTAGAATGGATATTAACACCAATAAATAATTTTATAACAGAAAATAAAACTCTTGATACAATTATTACTAATGTTAAAAATACAATTGACTTATTGTTTGGCGGTTTAAAAGATTTAGGTGGTTTATTTGATATATTAATAAATAAAAATGGTAAATATAATAAAGAAGGAAAAACAAGGAATCAACTACTAAGTGAATATTTATCTATGCATCCAGATTTAAAAGCATCATTACAAACAATATCATCAATTATTGATAAAGTAAAAACCGGTTTATCTAATTTAGGAAATCATTTAATAACCGTTGGCAAAAATATGATAGACGGATTAATTCAAGGAATAAAAGATGGATCTTTAGTCAATAAAATAGTAGAAATAATAACTAATATAGCTAATAGAATAAAAGAAGCATTTTGTAAATTATTTGGAATTGCTTCACCTTCTACTGTATTCTTTGAATATGGAAAAAATATAATAGAAGGATTATTTAATGGATTAAAAAATATGTTTCCTAAAATAACGGAAATATTTAATAACATATATGAATCTATAAAAAATATAAGTTTTTCACAAATAAGTAGTATATTATTACCGTTAACTTCTTTAATTCCGCAATTAGGATTTTTAAATTTACCAAGACAGTTTGCAAATTTATTTAATGCATGTGGTATAGAATCATTAGCTGGTTTAAAAGAAGGTTTAGATGCCAATGGTGGAGTATTTGCTACAATATCCTCATTAGCACAAAAAGTTATATCAAAATTTAAAGAAATATTAGGTATAGCTTCTCCATCAAAAGTATTTATTGCTCTTGGTGGTTTTATAATGGCTGGTTTAGCTATTGGATTGAAACAAGGTTTTGTAAAAATACCAGATACAGTAAAAGGTTTTGCTGATAAAATAATAGGTATATTTAAAAATATAGATTTTGGTAAAATATTAGCCGTTGGAGTAATTGCTGGTTCATTCTTGATATTAAAGAAAGCAATAGATATATTCAAAACATTTGTAACATTAGCCGATAGATTGACAGCTCCGTTAAAAGGTTTAGGTGATGCTTTATCTGGTTTAGGAAAAATGTTCACATCTAAAGGAGAAGCTGCTGTTTTAGCAGCTAAAGGAAATGTAATAAAAGCTATAGCTGAATCAATATTAATGATAGCAGCAGCAATGTTTATATTATCAAAAATAGAAAATATTGGTCAAGCAGCAATAGTAGTAGGTGTTATAACTGCTGTATTTATAGCATTATTTGCATTAATGTCAAAAATGAGTAAAAATTGGGTTCAATCAAAGAAATTTATAGCAAATCTTAATAGTTTTAGTAATTTTATAAAAAGTCTAGCAGCATGTATGCTTATACTTTCAATCGCTTTAAAAATAATGGGTGGTTTAAGTCGAGATGAAATAGATAACGGAACAGAAGTAATTTTAAAATTAGGCATACTTGTTGGTGGTTTAGTATTTGTTACTAAATTTGCTGGAAAATGGGCAGATAGAGCAGCTACATTTTTATCTAAAATTGGTGGTGCTTTTATTATAATGGCAGTTGCTTTAAAAATACTAGGAAAAATGTCACTAGTTGAAATAGGAGTTGGATTACTTGCTATGGCTGGTTTAACAGCTATTATAATGGCATTAGTATGGGTTACTAAATTTGCAGGAGAATATGCTGATAAAGCATCTACGGTTATAGCAAAAGTTGGTGCAGCATTTTTATTATTAGCAATAGCTATGAAAATATTAGGAGGATTACAGCCAGATCAAATAGATAAAGGCTGTGAAGTATTAGCTGGTTTTGTCGGACTAATGGCAATATTAATGATATTTACAAATTTTGCAGGTGATAGTGCCGATAAAGCAGGTCAATTAGTCCTATCAGTATCTGCGGCGTTTTTATTGTTAGGTGTTGCTATGAAAATATTAGGTAATTTATCGCCTAAAGAAATGGAACAAGGCGGAATTTTAATAGCAGCATTTACTGGATTAGTGATGGGCTTAATATGGATATCAAAATTTGCAGGCAAAGAAGCTCATAAAGCAGGTTTAATGATATTAGAAGTATCTGCTGGATTTGTATTACTATCAGCGGCTATGAAAATATTAGGGTCATTAAGTAAAGATGAAATAATAAAAGGTATAGGAATAATAGCAGCGTTTACTATATTGGTTGGAGCATTAATTGGAATTTCTGCGTATGCTGGAAAAGATGCTGATAAAGCAGGAATAATGATATTAAAGATATCTTTTGCTATAGCTATATTAACAGGATGCCTAATAGCATTAACTTTCCTAGATACACAAAAAATGTTAACTTCATTAGGAGCATTGTGTACAATTATAGGTGTTCTTGGTGTTGCTATATTCTTAATTGGACAAGTTAAAGATTCAATAGCTAAAGCTATACCAGCAATATTATTGTTAGGTATTTTATCTGTTGGAATTACTGCTTTCTTAGCATGGTTAAATAGTATAAATGCTAAAGCTTCTATCGAAACAGCTAGTGCTTTATCTGAAGTATTATTAGCTATGTCAGTGGCAGCTTTAGTGTTAAGTAAAATACAATTTATTAATCCAGGTGCGATAACATCTATGTTTATATTAGGTGGTGTCGTAGCTGAGTTAGCTATAATATTAGGAATAATGGATGGATTAGGAGTTAAAGCATCAGTAGAAACAGCAACTTCTTTATCTATATTATTAGTAGCTATGTCTGGATGTTTAGTGATATTAGCAGCTGTAGGAGCAATGGGTGCAGCAGCACTTACTGGAGCTATGAATTTAATAGCAGTAGTTAGTGTATTAGGTTTATTTATAGGCGGACTAGGCGCTTTAGTTATGTTATTCTCAGAATTAGGAGTTGATTTAGAGAACTTCATAAATAATGGTGGTAAGATATTAAGTGCTATAGGAAAAGTAATAGGTGAATTTATAGGAAGTTTGATCGATGGTTTTAATGTTGGGGCAACAAATTCATTACCAGAAATAACTAAAAAAATATCTGAATCAATGAATAATTTAGAAGGATTTATATCAGGAGCAAATAATGTTAAAAGTGATACAGTTAAAGGCGCTGGATATTTAGCTGCAGCTATATTAGAATTAACAGCTGCTGAATTTATTTCTGGTATATTAGCTATAACACCAAATATTATAGGTATGGTTAAATTAGGGTTTGGTCTATCAGCATTTATAAAAGCAGCAGGATCATTTTTCGAAGCTGTTACGAATATAAATCCGAAAGTATTAGAAGGCACCAAGAATTTAGCCGATGCTATATTAGCATTAACAAAAGCAGAATTAATACAAGGAATAATGGATTTATTTGGTCTAGGAGATAAATCATTAGCTGGTTTTGGTGAGCAATTAGGTACATTGGGTTCTGGTTTAAATGATTTTATAAAAGAATTAACCGATTTTGGACCTGAAAAAGTAGCTATCGTTGATTCAGCATGCCAAGCTATAAAAACACTTGCTGAAGCAAATAAATCAATACCAAACGAAGGTGGATTATTAGGTAAAATAGTTGGCGAAAATTCTTTTGAAACTTTTGGAACTAGTTTAAAAACTTTAGGTACAGGTTTAAATGATTTCGTAGGAACATTAAAAGATTTTACACCAGAAAGTGTGTCTATTGTTGATTCTGCATGTCAAGCTATACAAAAATTAGGTGATGCTAATAAATATGTAGCTAATACTGGTGGTTTTGTATCATTCATAATTGGTGATAATGATTTAGGTGATTTTGGATTACAAATATCTAAACTTGGTAATGGTTTAGCAGCATTTGTTTTAGCTTTAAGAGATGGTGGATTTGATAGCAATGATACTGTTACTCTAGTTGACAATGCATGCAAAGCGGTTCAAACATTAGCTGGTTTAAATCAATATTTAGGTGATGATAAATGGTTTAATAAATTAATAGGTAATAGTTCATTAGAAACATTTGCCAATGAAATACCAAAGTTAGCTACAGGTATAAATAATTTTGTTTTAGCTCTACCTGATTTTGGAACAGAAAAATTAGAAGTTGTTAAAACAGCAGTTGATGCTTTATTAGCTATAGGAACACTTGGTGGTTTAGATTTAGGCAATATAGCTACTAATATGAATTTGTTTAGTATTTCTTTAGAAGAGCTTGGTGTTAGTATGGGAACATTCTTTACCACATTGACAGAGATAGGATTAGATGTTATACAAGAAGGTATAGGCAAAGTTAATGAATTAGTAGCAATGGCATCAACAATAGCGGAAACAAATATAGAACAAGTTTCAGTATTTAGTGATTCATTAGTGAAAGTAGCTAATGAAGGTGTTACTGGATTCTGTAATGCTTTCGAGGGAGTAATACCTAAACAAAAAGCTAAACAAGCTGTTATCGAGATGATGAAAGCAGCTATATCAGGAGCTGAAAGTAAAAGATTAGATGCTATTAAAAAATTTGAACAAATAGCTAGAGAATGTTTGACAGCATTAGAAGCTTTTTATAAACCATTTTATGATATGGGTGGTTATTTAACTCAAGGGTTTGCAGATGGTATAAGAGGCAATATACAAGCCGCAATCGATGCAGCAACAGAAGTTGGTAAAGCAGCAGCCAAAGCTTTAGCAGATGCAACACAAGAACAATCACCATCTAAATTAACACGTAAAATGGGTGTATACTTTAGTGAAGGTTTTGCTATCGGTATAAAAGAACAATTTGGCAAGGTATATGATACAGCATTTAACACTGGTGATATGGCTAAAGAAGGATTATCTAATGCTATAGCTAAAATATCTCAAATGGTTGAAGATGGAATTGATACTTCTCCAACTATTAGACCAGTATTAGATTTAAGTGAAGTAGAACAAGGAGCTTCATATTTAGGCTCAATGTTTGGAACAAATTCAGTAGGTTTAAGAGAAAACATAAACGCAATCTCAAATGGATTTAATTCAAAAATTCAAAATGGAAGTGGTTTAGATCTATTGAATGCAATAAATAAATTAGAAGCAACAGTAAGAGGATCTAATGGAAACACATTAAATATCTATACTCAAGAGTTAGATAGTGAGAAATTAGATCAGATTGTTAGACATGTTAATAAAGAACTAGGGGTAATTTTTTAAGGAGGTAATTTAAATTGAATGTAAGAGAATTTAACTTAATAAATGATCTTGGACAGACATTTTCATTTATGGATGTTGAAACAGGAGCATTCTTCTCTGATCCATCTGGATTAGGTTATACTTATAGAAATAATTACCAAAAAATTGGTAATATATTTTCTACCTCCATTACAGAATTATCCCAAGGTTCTGTAACTGGACAATTATATTTTACAAAATATGAAAATTATAGAAAATTAATAAGTTTTGTACATAAATCTACAAAGCTTATGTTAATGTATGTAATACCATACGAAAATTCAACTAAAACTTATTATAAGGATGTTGAAATGACAAATATTGGAAAGAGTGACAAAGAAAAAAATGGTTTATTGAAGTGTTCTGTCACTCTTACTAGTTTGTCACTATGGTATGAAAAAGTTATAACAAAATATATAGTTGAAGATGATGAAACAATAACAACTTGGGATTTCTATTTCGATAGTTATTTTCCATCATATTCAAGTAGGGATTTGGACTACATTAATGAAGGGGATGTTGATGCATCTATAGAAATTAATGTAGAAGGAGAGGTTGTAAATCCAAAATTAAGATTATATATCGAAGGAGAATTACAACAAGAAATCGCAATCCCGATAACAATATTACAACATGAAAAATTATGTTATTCTTCAAAAGAAGATAATTTTTACATAAAGAGAAAAAAAGAAGATGGAACATATGAGAGTCTATTTACATTAGACTACATAAAATTTGAAAACGATAATGTTATTCGAATTCCACCAGGAAAGCAGTGCAGATTAGTAATTTCATCAGATAATTCAGTTGATGTTGCTGATTTAACAATATATGCTTATTATGTATCAGTATAGGAGGTAGCCATGGCAAATAGTAAAACTATTCTGTATAACAGACAGGATAAAAACTTTATGTGGGTATTTGATCATAAAGACTTTTCTGTTATAGATATTTTAGAAATAGCAGAATATGACATAACTATGGATGAAGAGACAAATGCCACATCAAGAATAATAGTAAACAAAGAAACAAGAGCTGCCGCTAATGATATAGTAGTTTTTAAGAAAAATAATACTATTATATTTTGGGGTGTTATACAACAAATAAATAATAGTAGTGGAGAAAAAGTATATGAGTATATTTGTAGATATTTTACTAATTTATTTGACCAAAGTGTCGTATTAGAACAAAATATCATATCAGCAACTGTACCAGCTGGATATTATAGATTTATATCAGTGGCAAATACTAATGGTAATGTAGCTGTTAAAGAATCTAGTACAGATAATAATGCCTTAGTTCAGGTATGGAGTATTAATGGTCTTAAGAATGGTGTTTGGGAAGTAATCCCATCAAATGGACACTATAAAATTAAGAATGTAAATAGCGGAAAGTATCTAGATGTTTTAAACAAAGCATATACAACTATGGGCAAAGAATTCTGTCAAACAGCAGATGGTGCATTATTCGATTTTATCTTTAATTCTGAAGGATGTTACTATAATATAGCTATAGCAGGACAAACATATCAGAATAAAAGAATAATGGTTAGTATAGATGACAGCTATTCATTAGGTGAAGGAACAAAATTACAGACATGGTATCAAGATGATACAAATAATCCAGGAGCTAGACAATTTTATCTACAGAAAACAACAGAACCAATAATATGGAATACTGGTATTGAGGATTTCTTAAAGTTACAAATAGATAGCAACTTTATAAACAATGAAGATACATTTGTTAATAGAGATTATCTTCAAATAGTAGCGGAAACTCATACAAAAAAGGATGCTGGTGTTCCAGATGTAGAGAATGGAATTTATAATTTACATACATTTATGACAAACTGTACTCAATATTATAATGTGATTTACGAATTCAAAATGGATACTTCTGGAAATAAACCTAAAATAATAATAACTATAAAAACAAAAACCATGGATACAGAATTAATTGATGTTAAAGCTATGGCTATAACTGATTATGATGAAGTATTCGATACAGATATAGTTTCTAAAGTAATAGTTATAACTAGTACAAAAGTATATAAACTATTTCTTAAAACAAATAGAGAAACAACAGAAAATCAATCAGATCAGGATAGAGCAGATGGTAGAACAGAAGTTATATATGTTGAAAACTATGATGAAGCTAATCAATCAGCTTTAGATATTATAAACAGCAACCAATATAATCACAATATAAGTTTCAGTTTGAAAGATAAATACTTACCAATTGGAACTCCTATAAAAATTAAGACTAAAAGCGGTACTGTTTATGATACTTATATTTCATCTGTAGCTATAACAGATAGTAGTTTTTATAGTTATCAATGTGGTAATATAAGAATAACATTAATAGAAAAATTATTGAAAGAGAGGAAATAACATATGCTAAAAGGTGAAAATTACACGAACCAGTTATATGAGAGTTATGCTAGTAGATTAGCTATTAACACAATGATAAACGGTGAGTGTGGAATAATAGATAACTATGGTAATAAGATGGAAGTAACCTATAATAATAACATTGTTACTATCTCAAGTGGTATGGCTGTAGTTAAAGGCGGTCTAATTCGTGAAACAACATATACAACATTAAATGTTACATTAACTGATGGCTTATATTATTCTGTTGTTTTGGAAATAGACTTAAGTCAAACAAATACAAGACAAGAATTTAAACAAGGTAGTTTTAAATTACTATCTAATAGCGGATCTTATCCAACATTGCAACAAGATGACTTATCTTTAAGCACAAATTCCGGAATTTATCAAATGGAATTAGCAAGATTTCAGACATCAGCAAGTGCTATAACAAACTTTACTAATACAAGAAAGATATTATCATATAACTCATTAATACAAGAATTAAGAAGTGCTATATCTAAAGTTATATCTGAGGATTTGAGTGCAACAGATATTAGTTATGACAATAATACAACTATTAAACAAAAATTAGATACAATGCAAACACAAATAAACAATTTACCTACAACTATAGGAACTCATGAAGCTAAACTTTTAAAAGTATCAAGAGATGGTTGGACAGATGGTGTTATGCAGAATTCAATAACGTTTGAAAAAAAGGGTTATTGTCCAGTATATCTTGGTTATGATAATTGGGCCGGAGATGGTGCTGTTATACTTCAGGGAGTTGATGTAACTAGTTTCGGAACAACATACAGTGATGGAGTTTTAACAGGAAAATTAGTTGTAAGAATCACAGTAAAAGGAAATAACGTAACTGGATCAAGAAAAGGCGGACAAGTTTATGCTCATGTTGCATGGATCAAATTAAATTAAAGAAGGATGATAGAATGGAAATAATAACGGTAATAATAAGTGGGCTGTTTAGCTCAATATGTGTAGCATTACCAATAGTATTGACTAACAAAAAAGAAAAAGAGAAAGAAAAGAATATAAACGATAAAGCTACATTATTAAGTCTAAAATGTAATATAATGATAATTTATGGTATGTGTAGATCCCATAAACAAATTAGCAAATATCAATTAGCAATGATTGAAGAATTACTTACTAAATATTTCGAAATGGGTGGAAATAGCTTTATACATAAAATAAAAGAAGAAATAGAAAAATATGAAGTTATAGACTAAGTAGCAAGTTGAAAGGAGAATTCAAAATGGCGAGTATAATAGAGACTCCTTCATTTATTAGAGGTGATAGTTATTTATTCAAAGTACCAGTTAAACATAGAGAAAATGATATTCCACTACAAGAAATAGATGTAGATACTATATTTGTTACATTTAAGGAAACAACATCTAAATCAAGTAGAATATTGTTTTCTAAAGATTTAAGTGATATTACTATTGACGAAGATGGATATTGTCATATAGCATTTAATCCATCAGACACTGAATCATTGAACTATGGAACTTATTACTTTGACATTGAAATAACTTTAAAAAATGGTTATAGAAAGACACAAACTTATATGGTTAGAATTACGGATGAAACAACTAGTCATGGAGGTTAGAATATGGAAATAGAATTCGGAGAATTAATATTAGAAGAAGAATTAACCATAGCCGATCTAATTCTTGAAGACGAATTGTTGTTCTCGCCTCTCGAATTAGATACTATGAGAGTTATTATGGACGACTATAATCAATTAAAGAATAAACCTTCAATAAATGAAGTCGAATTAATAGACAATAAACAATTAGAAGATTTGAATGTTAATAGATTAAGTAATTCTGAAATCGATGATCTAATAAATTCAATTATAATATAATTATAGGAGGATCAATAAATGAGTGAATACAAATATTTAGACAAGGATGGTCTAATCTACTACCATTCAAAAGTCAAAAATTTATTAGGTGGAAAGGTAGATAAAGAAACCGGTAAAGGTTTATCAGCTAATGATTTCACTAATTCTTTTAAAACTAAATTAGAAGGAATAGCAACCGGTGCTGAAGTTAACCAAAATGCATTTTCTAATGTTGTAGTTGGTGAGACAACAATAGCTGCTGATAGTAAAACAGACACGCTTACATTAGAAGCAGGAAACAATATTACATTAACACCTAATGCAACTAGCGATAAAATTACAATAGCTGCTAAAGATACAACATATAGTGATGCTACTCAAAGTACTCATGGTTTAATGAGCACAACAGACAAAAAGAAATTAGATGGAATAGCTGAAGGTGCTACAGCTAATGTCGGCACAATTACTGGTGTGAGTGTAAACGGTACATCAGTAGCTACAAGTGGTGTAGCAAACATTACAAGTGTGCCAGCATCAATATTGAGTGGTGCTATTAAAAATGGTGTTACAGCTACAACACAAGCAGCAGGTGATAACTCAACTAAAGTAGCAACAACGGCATTTGTTAAAACAGCAGTAGATACAGCAATAGGTAGTATCACTGGCATAGAATTTCAAATAGTAACATCTTTACCTGCAACTGGTAAAACAGGTGTTATTTATTTAATATCAAATAGTGGTACAGCACCAAATATTTATGACGAATATATTTGGATAGCAAGTACAAGTAAATTTGAAAAGATTGGTACAACAGATGTTGACTTATCTGGGTACGTACAAGATTCAGATATGGTAGCAATTACAAACGCAGAGATAGATGCAATAGTAGCAGCGTAGAGGAGGTAAATCTCTATGAGTTATAATTTTTTAGATAAGACAGGATTAGCATATTTTTGGAGTAAGATAAAAGCTAAAATACCAACAAAAACAAGTCAGTTAACTAATGATAGTCACCTTAGTTATTCAATTGAAAAACCATCAGGAACAATTGATGATTTAGCGGCATTTACTTCTGGTAAACCTGGTATAACAGGTTCTATATCATTAGTTAAAAAAAGCAGCGGTATAGGCTCTGAGATACCTGCTGGTTGGTATAACTTCTTTTTTTCTCCACATAGAACAGGTAGTGGCGGAGATAATACAAATTATGGAACAATACTATTAACTCCTATGAATTTTGCTGGTGCAAGTTGGATATTACGAAGAAGTAATAGCACAACAGTAATATCAGAAGTAAAAAAGATAACAACAGCAGATCAATTGAGTAATTATATTGTTAATAGTAATTCCTATATTAATACCCACCCAGAAAATAGTCCTGTGCTAATACCATTTATGCATAATGATATAGCATTTTTACTAAAAAGAGGTGGTAGCATTAAAGCATATTATGATGATGTAGAAAAGACACTTTCTAATCAAGACGCTATGTTTGATGCTTGCCCTAATTATTGGGTTCAAAATCCAACTGGAATTACAAAGATTGTATTGGAATTAACTTTGCATAAAGTATTTACTTGGTCAAATACAATATACTGTGATTTTGGTTCTGCTGGATGGAGAGCTAAAAATGTAAAAATTGAAGTTATGAACACGAATTATCCACAAGACGTATGGACAGTAAAGGGAAATGCTACTGGTAATAGTTACGGAAATGTAAAAGTAACATTTAATCATACGCCAGTCGGTGCAAGCAATGCTGGTGGTGGTTTTAATAAAATAAGATTTACATTTTCAGATTGGGCAACAGCTACTATATTCAGAATAGCTCAATTGGGCGTATATAATTATGGCTCACTTGGTTTAAGAGAAACTTCAATGTCAAGAGGAACTGATGATTATGTTTTTAGAAATATTACTCCAAATAGTAACAACACATATAATTTAGGAGATAGTTCTCATAAATGGGCTAATGTATATGCTACAACATTTCAAGGAAATGCAACAAGTGCAACGAAAGCTACCCAAGATAGTGATGGAAATCAAATAAATACTACATATTATAAAGCAAGTAATCCTAATGGCTATACTTCAAACACAGGTACAATCACAGGTATCAAAATGAATGGTGCTAGTAAAGGTACTTCTGGTGTGGTTGATTTAGGAACAGTCATCACAGCACATCAAGATATTTCTGGAAAGCAAGATAAGTTAACTGCAGGCACGGGCATAACAATAGATAGTAATAACGTAATTAGTGCTTCAAGTGGCGATTATATTATAGAATTTCCAAGTTCGTGGTCTAGTGTTATAAGTGAATACGAGCAAGCTGGTTCGCCAGATGATTTTGAGGTTGACATACTTTATACTACATATAGTGGTATTGATAGTGACCACGAACACTACTTTGTGAACGCAGATTTATATAGTGCCATAGATAGATTAATGTATGGTGATATTGCAGAAGCAAAACTAAATTTAAACAACACAACATATGATAACAATTACTATGTTTCATCAGCATATATATCTGCTGACGGAGATACTCAATTAGACATTTTATTTAATGATAGTGCATATGTTGTTTCACAAGACCTTGGTTGGTTATCAATTTCTGGGAAATATATAGCAAGTGCAGTTCCTTATTATAGAATTTCGTGCGGTCCAGCGGACTTAACGTATTTTTATAATAATGCAGAATTTACAAATAACAAGGTAACGTCAATCTCATCTAGTTCAACTAATACACAATACCCAAGTGCTTTAGCAGTATATAACTATGTCAATAGTGCAGGTGGTGGGGGAATAGAAAGTTCAAACAATACCATAGAAAACATAGTATCTTTGACTAAAGCAGAATATAATGCATTACAAACCAAAGAAACAAAAACATTATATAATATTACGGATGATGTTACTGAACCAAGTGTTACAAGGGGAAGTGCCACAGCAAATTCAACATATATAAGTGCGGTTGAAAATAACCATTGGGAACGTATAGGAAAAGTCGTATCTTATTCATTCACAATGACGGCTGGTGGTACATGGACTACCAACAATATGTTTGCATCTGGACTACCTAAACCAGTAGCAGCGTTGCGTTTTGTTGGTATAAATCACAATAAAAACGTGCCAATGAGATTTCAGTTAACTGCTGATGGCCAATTAGGGAATGCTTGGTCTGGCACAACACCAGTTAGTGGGAACCAATTAGAGGGCCAAGTTACATATATAACAAACGACCCATAAAGGAGGTAAAAAATGAGTTTAAAATATATTGATGGAAATGGTAACGAGAATAGCATTGCTGGTATAGGCCAAGATGGAAGCCAAGTTTCAGTCACAAGGAATCTTACAAGTGGTACTAAAATAGCTAGTATATCTGTAGACGGAACGGTTAATGATTTATACGCTCCAGCAGCTCGGAGTTGCTGATATTCAAATGGTAGCTCATACAATAACTCAAAATGTTGGCGCCGCTGGAACTGCTAAATGGATTTCACAAAATATTTATAAATCTGGATACAAACCAGTTGGAATAGTAGGGCATCAACAAGCAACTGCCGGATTTTTTATAGTTGATAATGATTTATATTTATCGGCATCAAATAATGGTAGTGGAACAATTAGAGCTAGAGCTAAAAACGATGCTAATGGTGCAACTCAAACTATGTCAATAGTTATATACGTACTATGGATTAAAGTATAGGAGGTACATATGCAAATAATAGAAGAAACAATAATACAAAAGAAATTAGTAGCTGATGAAAATAAATTACTAATATCAAAAGAATTAGATGCAACAGGATATCCAATTAATATAGTAAAGGAAATCTATATTAACGATGATGAAGAGGCAAATAATTATTATGAAATAGAATTACAAACAGAAGGAAAGGAACAAAACTAAAAGAAATGTACAATACAAATCAAATGTATGGAATGAATCCTTATTTTGGTTATAATACAAATCTTCAACAGCCAATTCAAAATAAACCTTTGAATTTACAAGGAAAAGTAATTGATAATCTAGAGGTTGTTAAAGCGACTGATATTGTATTAGATGGATCTATCAATTACTTCCCTTTGGCTGATGGTTCAGCTATAGCAACAAAGCAACTTCAACCAAACGGAACAAGTAAAATTGTTATTTACAAGCCAGTTGAAGAAGAACCAACAAAAAAGGTAAAGTATATAACTGAGGATGATCTTTCAAATAGTATGATAGATATTAAAAATAAAATTGATGATATAGAAAAGAAATTAGACACTTTATCAAAGAAGAAGGAGAAATAAAATGAACCCTATAGATTTAATACGTACGTACATGTCTCAGGGTTTAACTCCTAAAGCCTTAGTAGAAAGAATGGGAATGAATAATCCTATAATAAGTAATCTTATTGGTATGGCTCAAAATGGAGACACTCAAGGTGTTGAAAATTTTGCTAGAAATATCATGAAAGAGAGAGGTAGAGACTTTGATACTGAGTATTCTCAATTTAGAAATAATTTTAAACAATAATAAATAATATTTTTTAAACAAGGTTATAAATGTGTTGCAACAATTTATACATAAATTTTTAAATTTTTCAAGGAGGAACAAAATGACTTACGACTCAAATGGATTATCTGCAAGTGATGTAGCATTGCTACAAGGCAGAAACAACTCTGGATTCGGAGGAGAAAACGGTGCTTGGTGGATCGTGTTATTCTTAATATTCGCTATGGGAGGTTGGGGCAATGGCTTCGGCGGATTCAATGGCGGAGGTTCAGTACCATATTTATTAAATAACACAAACAATGATGTTCAAAGAGGATTTGATCAATCAGCAGTTATCAATGGTATAACAAATCTTGGAACAGCTATTACAAATGGATTCAACAATCAAGCAGTTTCACAATGTAATCAAACAACAGAATTATTAGGAGCTATCAACAATGATAGATTCGATACTGTTAGTGCTATAACTAATAGTGCAAATGCATTAAACAATACTATGATGGTTAATGAAATGGCTAGACAACAATGCTGCTGCGATACTAAACAAGCTATTGCTGATTTAAAATATACAATCGCTACAGAAAATTGTGCTGATAGACAAGCTTTATCAGATGGTGTTAGAGATATTATAGCTAACCAAACAGCTAGTGTTCAAACTATATTAGACAAAATGTGTCAACAAGAGATTGATGCTAAGAATGAGACAATTGCAAATTTAAGAACACAATTAAATATGCAAAATCTTGCTTCAAGTCAAGCATCTCAAACAGCTCAATTAATTGCTGATAACAATGCTCAAACAGCAAGTCTAATTAATAGAATTGCTCCATATCCACAACCAGCATATTTAGTAGGTAATCCATATGCATACAACGGATGCAATTGCAATTATAATAACTGCGGATGCGGTAATTTTTAAAAATAGTTTTATTTAAAGTTTTATTTAAAGAGGAGAAAAAGAATGATTGAAAGCAATATAAATACAGTAACTGCTTTGTCTTCAAATACTGATAGTGTAGCTTTTACTACTGATAGAATAAGAACTCGTGATGCTACTTGTCGTGGTTGGTTGAATCATGATGAAGGTTCTGCTAACTATGATATTTTAAATGGTGGTTTATATTTAGCTAAAGTTAAAATACTAGCATCTAGTGCTACAGCAGGAGTAGTGGCTTTTCAATTATATAAGAATAGCGACCCTATTCCTGGAACATTAATGGCTGGTACATTAGCTGCAGCTGGAGATTTTACTACTCTTAGTGTTGAATCTGGCATAGAAATATGTTGCAGAGGAGATGCTAATATCTCAGTAAGAGCCGTACCTGCTGTCCCAACACCTACAGATCCAATTACTCCTATAACAACTCAAGTGCCTATTATTGTTAATGCTAATTTAGTATTAGATATTGCACATTAAAGGAGGGATTCAAAATGGATGATTGTTTAATAGATGATATTCAAAAGCTTGTCCATGACGAATTAAAAAAGATTAAAGACATGGGTATAACAAATACTAATGTTGATAGTCTATATAAATTAATCGACATTGACAAAGATATTGAAAATATTAATTACTGGAAGGTGAAAGAAGATAAATATGAGAACGAGATACGGAACATACAGAGACGGTAGAAGTTATGGAAGACCAAGTTATAATAGTAGAAGATATAGAAGTTATGGCCATTATCCAGAAGAATTAATCGATGAGATGAGAGACCACTATATGGACTACAATGAAGGAAGAGAAAACTATAATAGAGGAGATTCTTATAATGGCGAAGACGAAATGGTTCAAGCTGTTGATGGAATAATGAAGAATGTAGTTGAAATAGTTAGAGAATTATCAAATGTTGATAGTCCTCAGGTAATGAATGTTATCAAGAAACATGCTAGCAGAATAATGGATATGTAATGAGTTATAAAAGGATTAATGTAAATCCATTTCAAAGAGTACAATCTGATTGTTTTATTAGAGCTTTAAGTTGTGCTACTGGTAAAAGTTGGGATTATATTTATGAACATATAAGTGTAATAGCCCAAAGTCAAGGTGCTATGATGAATGATAGATCATTTATATTAGATTACCTAGACAGAAGGTACAGACGAGTACCAGTAGAGTATACTATTTCAGAAACGGCCGAAAAATATTCCAGACATATTATATTAATAACCACTAGAGGTCATATTACCTGTAGTAAGTACGGAGTAATATACGATAGTTTTAATCCTGGAGATAGAATAGCTGAATATTGCTGGATAATTAGTTAATTATTAGCAATATAGAAAGGAGAAATAATATGAATGTTTATACTGTAGTATTACTTATATTTTTGTTCCTTATGATATTAACATACATTTTATGGCAAATTAAAAAAAATGGTTTAAGACAATTTGTAATTGAGTGCATTGTTTATGCTGAAGATACTTTGACAAATAATAATATAAAATTTGAATCAGTATGCAATAAAGTAATTGCCGTATTGCCATTTCCATTCAATTTAATACCGTCATCATTTATAGCAGAATTCGTACAAAAAGTTTTCGACGAAGTTAAAGTTGCATTAGATTATAAAAAGAAAGAAGAATAATATAAAGGAGGCTAAATATTATGGACGAAGAGAAAATAGTAGTTCCAGATAAATTACCAGATGAAATGGAGAAAGAATTTGGTAATGGATTGGGGGATGATGAGTAATGTATTCAAATTTAGTTGATAAATATATACCAGTTAACAAATTTACAAAAGGTAGATCTGGTAACAAAGTATGTAAAATTACAATTCATCACATGGCAGGAAATTTATCTATAGAATCATGTGCTAACGTGTTTAAATCTCCTAAAAGAAAAGCTAGTTCAAATTATGGAATAGGTTCTGATGGAAGAATAGCATGTTATGTCGATGAAGAAAATAGAGCATGGACCAGTTCAAGTAAATGGAATGATGATAGAGCAATAACAATTGAGGTTGCTAATAACAATACAAAGAAATGGACTATATCTGACAAAGCAATGGAAAGCCTTATTAAATTATGTGCTGATATTTGCAGAAGATATAATTTTAAATTAGAATTTACAGGAAATAGAAATGGAACATTAACAAGACATAATTTCTATGCTAACACTAACTGTCCTGGACCTTATATTACATCTAAGACAAGTTATATTGTTAAAGAAGTAAATAAGAGAATATCAAATGCATCAAGTGGATATAGTGTTGGACAAAGAGTATTTATTGATGTTCCAATTAATGTAGCATGGGATGGAAAACCTGGTAAGTCATTAGTTGAATCTAATGGATACCAATTCTGGATTCATTCATCTGTTATTAAATATATTAGAAAACAAATTCGAATATATGGATGGGGTACAGTTGTCAAAAAATATAGCGACGATTTATATAGAGTCAAGATATTTGATGATGAATTTGATTGTAGACCAACATATATGGGATTAAAAGAGTTCTAAAAAGAGGATTAATGTAGAGAGACGTACGAACGGTACGTTTCTCTATGTTATTTTAAACATTTTCTTTTATTTTTCCCAAATTAATGAATTTTTTGCAAAAAGTCGAAAAAACGACCTCTGAGGATTTAAAATAAGGCGTTTATTTTTAAAATGAATATAACTTGTTTATAAAGGGGGTAAAAACGCTTATTTTTAAACGTCATGTAAATACGTGAAAATGGGCCATTTTTGGGGTTATTTTTCGCAATATTTACATATGCTATAATGAAAGGAAGGTGAATTAATATGATATTTTTATATTATATCGGAATTGGGCTTATAGTAGTATTAATAAGATCAATTATGTATATGGTAAAATGTTTAAAGATGGGGATTGATTTAGATACTTTAAACAAATTTACATATAGTTATATGAGTATTACAGTATGGTCTGTTTTAATAGGAATTATTATATGGCCAATAAGAGTTATATTATTTAATAAATATGAAAAAGATATTATTGATTCATGTTTAAAATATAAAAAAGAATTAGAAGAATTAGAAGAGTCTAAATAGACTTTTCTTTTTCGTATAAATTACACATACTGTAATGAAAGGAGTGATTTTATATGAAAAAAATTAATATTTCAAAAATGGCAAAGGACGAAAAAAATAGATTACTATTAAGAAATAATTTGCGTTATATTAGAAAATATTTGGGATTAACGGAAAAACAATTAGGAGAAATGATTGGAGTAACAAGGCAAACAATAAACAATTTTGAAATTAAAAAGTGTGTTATTAGTGGACCTTTTTATATAGCATTATTAGATGTTATTTTATCATTTGTTGATTCAAATAGTGAATTATATGACAAAGAGCTTATTTATAAAATGTTAACAAAAGAAATAACATTTATGGAAACAAAATATGAATTTGATTTCGAAGATTAGGGTTCATACCCTTTTCTTTTTTTGTAACAAAAACATTTTCTATAATGAAAGGAAGGTGTTTATTATGAATAAGGAATCTATACATTTAGAAGCTACTGAAACTAATATTTCTATATTACAAAATAATTTAAAATTTATTGAGGAATATTTTGATTTCACTGATAGTGTAATTGCCAAATCAATTGGAGTAACAAGACAAACTATTAATAAGATAAGAAACAAAAGATATATGTTAACTAAAACTCAATATTTAGCTATAATGTATTTAATAGAAGGATTAGTGACAGAAGAAAACATTGAAGATGTATATAAATTGTTAACAAAAGATATTAAAACAATTAAGAAAAAATTTATAATAAAATTAGAAGAGTCTGAATAGACTTTTCTTTTTTCGTA